ACCGATGTATCTGTGCTCGATTCAGCGACGGACGACCCATGGTAATAGGCGCGCCCTTCTTCTCGTTCTCCCGCTCCATCCTGTGCCGGGTGACCATGATGGACCGCTGATCCACGCCAGCCGCAATGAGTGCCTGTATCTTCTCTTCGGTGACGATCTCATCGGGCTTGCGGTCGCCAGTTAGCCAGGTGTTGGTATAGAGGTCGCAGTCGATGCAATCGTCTAACTCGTCTCCCTTGATCTTGAGGATGGCCCCAGGGCGGTCTGGGTCATGCTTGCGGCTAACGGCGGCCTCAAAGCTGTTCGGGGTAAGGTCGGTGTAAACAAATTCCCCGCGCGTGAGCCTTCCAGCGAGAGACTGAGCATTGCCGATGCTATCCTTGGCCGCGCTCATGAGAGTTAGCCCGTACTGGTCGAAGACCTCTTGGATGATTTCTCGGTTGCTCTTGCCGGTGCCGGTGTGGGCATCCATGGCCGGGTCGCAGTATCCGGTGATGATGCGCGTCCGCTTGCCGCCGATCTCACGCTCAAGGAACTTTTTGGCGATATGGGGCGCGTAATCGCTGGAGTACATCTTCCGTTCGATGTCCTCGCCGATCTTGAACATGCGATTGGCTTCATTCAGAAAGTAAAGGCCCGTCGCCGCCGCCGATCCAGACATGCCGTAATCCATGACAATCAGGTGCAGATGCCACCATTCTTCACGGCACTCAGAGTAAGGCAGGATGTAACTCTCGTTGAGGAACGGGAAGAATGCTCCCTCTGTATGGCACCAGCAGCCGGCGATCAGCTTCTTTTGAATGTCGGCTGTCTGCGACATCAGCATGGCGAGCTTGCGCTCATCGTAGGCTGGATTGTCTTTGAGTAGCGCTGGAATGAAGGCCGTCGTCATCATGACGGGCATCAAGTCTTTCTTCCATGTGGCGCCAGCGTAGACCGCCGCAGGCTTCACGCACCGCTCAGGATGGCAGACTGGGCATTCACTATTCAGGAACACATGCCGCAGCCAGGGCGTCGAGGGGTTCGCGGTGAGCCTCACGCGATCTCTGAGACCGTACTCTGTCGGGGTAGACACCCATGGCAGCAAGGAGCGGACGCGCTCCTCCGTCTGAAACTGCGCCTCATCAATGCCCAGCCAGGAGATAGGTTTTCCGGTGTAGAGTTCAACGTGCTTGTCGCTGGCCATGTACCCCAGGCGCATCATGGCGCCGGAGGGGAACTTCCAGAGCTTGCCGCCTTCGGACTTCCGGCCGCCCAAGGGCGAGTAGATGCGCTCCATCTCGTCCATGATGTTGGTCATTTCGGTGAAGGACTTGCGGAGCAGAATGCCGCGGAACCGGGGGTTATCGTACTCTTGGGCGGAGTCCGCCACCAGCCAGTTCGACTTGCCGCCGCCTGATGCTCCACCATACAGCACAAACTGCGCGCGGCTTTCGATGGCTGTGAGTTGCGGGGAACTGTTTGGAGCCCACCCACTGACCTCCGTAACATTGGCAGGGAGCGGCAGGAGGCCGCGATCTTCAAGAAGGATCAGGCCCATCGGTTAGAAGTCCTTCCAAGGGTCTTCATCAGGTTCAAAGGCTGTCGGCTCGGGCGTTGGCGTGGGGGCGTAGCCTGTCGGCGGCTGGAAGCCCTGCCGGATGCGCTCCTGCACGGTGGACTGCGGCGCGCGGTTGGTCACCACCTGCCGAGTCTCGGTGATCTGGTGCGTGATGATGGTCTGCTCGGCCGGGCGGTAGATGCGCGGTGCCTCATCCTTGGTCGGGCCGCTGCTGGCGTCGGGCACGAAGTTGTTATCTAGCAATAAGCCCACTCTCTTGTAACCCATCTCGATGGCGTTGACCTTGGGCGTAGCCAGCGACGGCGTTTCCATCAGCGTCTTGCGGGGGATGGTGATTACCTGCTTGAGGTTGGCGTCCAGCATCTCGACATTGATAAGCCGCTTTTTGACGATCTGGAGGTTCACTTCGGACGTGATGTTCTCCATGCGCCTGGTGATCTCTTCATGCACAGCCTTGCGGCGGTAGAGGCCGGCGCCAGCCTTGGACGGGAATCCAGCCTCGACGGCGGCCTTGGCCGTGTCCCGGCAGGCGCAGTAGGCGTCAACGAACTTGTATTCCTCCGCCGAGAGCGGCGGGTTGATGATCTCGGTTTCCATCAGATGACGCCCTTTCCGGATGCCGTGGCTGGGGCTGTGTCCGTCTGCCCCATAGCTTTATCGAAAGCATCGTAGAGCTTCTCTCGCTGCTCGTCGTCAGCCACTTTGTCGATGTCCTTCTCGTGGCGCTCCAGAATAGGCTCCATGGCTTCACGTTCGTCGGCGGTTGCCTTGGCCCATACATTTAGCATCTGCTCAATGGTGAGGTTCTTGACGGCGCGCGCGATAGGCTCCTCGTCGGACTCTCGCTCAGCTTTGGCCACATCCTTGTCGGTGAGCTTGCCCTCGTCCACGTACTTGTCGATCTGCTTTTGGTCAACCTCGTCCTCTCGGTACATGCGGACAACCGCGTCGAGGGCGGCATAGTGCGCGGCCTGGTCCTGCGTTTTGGTGCCCGGTGGCCGGTTCTCCATAGAATACTGCCGAGCCTGGTTGATGGCTTCGCTGTTCTGGATAAACGCCGGGGCGGGCTGGAATCCAAGTTGGCCAAGCGCCACGTCGCCGGGGTGCTTCTTTGCCTCTTGCAGCATCTCTTGCAGAGATGGCCCGGCCCCGCGTTGCTGGAGTAATTTCGCAGCGCCAGAGACAGAGAACGGGACCGCCTGACTTCCAGCCCAGCGGGAGAACTGGCCAAGTTGCGCCATGAGCGGGTCGTCTTTGTGCCGGATCTCCGTTCCGTAGAAGTCGCGGTTGTTGATGGCCTCGGCGGTCGCTTCCCAAATGGGAGCCATCTTGTTGAGCGCTGTCTTGATGGGGTCGTGCGCGAACGAGAAAACATCCTTCATGTAACCGGGAATGGAGTGCCGTTGGCCATTGGCTGTTTCGGGGTAAAAGTAATCCTTCCACGTCTGCGGGCGCTTGCCAGTCCATAGGTAGCTGAGGATGCCGCCGAATAGCGCGCTCACCAAGGGAAGGGCGATACCGAAGGCCAGCCGCGGCGTGACTCGTGGAATCTGACCCGAGGCGGCGCGTCCAGCTTGGCGCCCTACGTCGGCCACTGCGCCGCCCAGTTCTCGGTAGCTTCCGAAGTTCCAGCCTACGGAGCGGGTGGCAAGGTTGAGGGCATCGCGGACACCCTTGTGCCAGAAGAGATTGTCATAGACCACCTGCCCGAAACGGTTGTCGATCGAGTCCCAGGCTTCCTGCATCCTCGACCGCGTGAGCCCTTCGCTCCAGCCCTGCTTTTGGGCGCTGTCGAGAATGTCGTGGGCCATGCCGTAAAAGGCTCCGAGTTTCATCCGTGGCACATAGAAGTCCATGACGGGCGCGACCGCCGCATGGAGGATGGCTGCGGGGATCGGCGTGAGGCCTTCCAGTACCGCACCATTGCGCCAGGCGTTGATAACCTTGTCGAGCGGTTTGAGTTCGATGGTGTTCTGGCGAATGCGGCCGCCGGCTGATGCCAATGCTTTCGCTTCCTCGGCCATCTTTGCGTAGCTTCCAGGGGTCAGATATTCGCGCATGAGCCGAGAGCCATTGACCATCGTATGCAGCAGCGACGGAAAGACAGATGCGCCCTTGGCGAGCGAGAATCCCGCGCGCAGGGGTTTGCCCTCAGCGAGCTGCTGAATGCCCAGGGCAACGTCAGAGGTCGCAGCATTGATGCTCGTGGTCGAAGCGTGGAAGGCCGAGATGCCAAGCTGGAGAGCGTTGAGGTTCTGATTGGCCCAGTTGAGCGTGTCGTAGATGGTAGAGCGGCCAGCCATGCCGCGAGAAACAAAGTTGTTGAAGATGCGGGCGGCCTCGGCGGGAGCATAGTAGTGGCCGCGAATGTAAAGATGGCCATCGTCGTCATAGTTCTGGACGGTCCCGATGCGGTCGTCGAGTTGGGTCCAGCCCTCGGGCGGCTGCTTGCCAATGCGGACCATCTTCGCCGTGCCGGAGTCCTGCATCATCTTCAATGTTTGGTGACCCATCAAGAACTGCGCCATCTCCGCGTACTTGGTCAGGAACGAATCGACAGGGTTCCAACTGACCGGCTTGAATCCAAGGTCGATGCCGTCCTGCATAGTCGGGATGGTGCGCTGCTTGAGGAATGATCCTTTTCCCGCGAACGGCTTCTTGCCGGTGATGAGCGCCTTGATGGTGGCCGATACCTGCGACGGGCGCTCCCAGATGTGCGGGAAGTAATTCTCGATGTAGTCTTGCAGGACTTCGGGCTTGAGCTCCTGGAGTTGGCCGCGCATGGAGTCGAACGCGCCCTTGAAGAGATTGGCGAGAGCCTGGTCTCTGGGTGCCAGCGTGTCCACCGTGCCGGACTCGACGGCATTCCAGAACTTCATGGAGTCATCGCGGGTACGGGTGCGCCACTCCTTCGATGCGTCCTTGAGTTTGTGAATGGCGATAGCGACCTTACGGTCCATC